TTGGAAATCCTATCCCTAGCGGTGTTCAAACACTACCCCCAAGTCAAGAAAGTTAAGGGGGGTCTACTCTTTGTGGTAGCCAGCGAGTTTATAAAAGCCGATTACGAGGCAGAAAAAGAGGGGGTCTACTGGATGCGTTGGATTGAGGATACCAATAGGCTTGAAAAAGCGATAGAATTAGATGTTTGGAATCCAAAACCAAACTTCAGTTGCAGTAAATGGTGCGCTGTTAAAGACTGCGTTCATAACGGTAAATCCAATTATAGATAGGTTTAATATGCCATATAAAAATAAAGCAGATCGTAAGTACAAGCAAGCCGCAGAGTATGAAGATACTCCCGAACAAGTCAAAAACCGAGTTGAGCGTAATAAAATTCGCCGTAAGCTACTGAAAGAAGGTAAGGTTCATAAAGGTGATGGTAAAGACATATCACATAAAAAAGCTATGGACAAGGGCGGTTCAATTAAAGATGGATACAAGATTGAAAGTGCCTCTGCAAATCGTTCATTCAAACGGGATGCCAAAAAGAATTTAGTGTCAGAAGTTAGCAAACGTGAACGAAAAAAGTGATATAATAATTTCATGCGTGTAGGGGCAAGTGCGCATAATGAACTACCCCAGTTAGGGCTTTGCTATATGTAATACCTCACGTTAGCATATAGGGGGTGAACTAACCGACTGACTCCCGTAAGGAGTCAAATAAAAAATCGAAAGACCACTTTCGAGCGATAACCCATTGGAGTTTTGAGTGCAAATCATTGATAACAAGGCATTACTCTTGAAACTGAGAGACCCACAACGGATAACTACTGTTATTCCTAAATCAAAAGTTTTAGACTCAGGCGAAGTGTTGGTGAAGTGGGGGCTAGATGAAGCCCAAGTATTAAAGAACCTGAGTATTAAGAACGTACCATCTCCGATTGAAGCCCAGTACGAATGGACTGGCGCATACAAACCTTTTGCACATCAAAAAACAACATCAGCTTTTTTAACCATGCACCGTAGAGCCTTTTGTTTTAACGAACAAGGCACGGGCAAAACCTCTTCCGTAATTTGGGCTGCCGACTATTTAATTAACGTCGGTGCTATCAAACGTGTGTTAGTGCTATGCCCTCTATCCATTATGCAGTCTGCTTGGGAGGGCGATTTGTTTAGATTTGCAATGCATAGAACTTGTGCTATTGCCCATAGCTACTCTAGAGACAAACGGATACAAGCAATCCAAAGTGATGCTGAGTTTGTCATTATTAACTACGATGGAGTAGAAATAATTAGGGATGAAATAGAAGCCGAAGGGTTTGATTTAATAGTTATTGACGAAGCAAATGCTTACAAAAATGTAGCTACTAAGCGTTGGAAAACTTTGAAACAACTAGTTAAACCAACCACATGGGTATGGATGCTAACAGGAACACCAGCCGCACAATCACCGACAGATGCATACGGATTGGCAAAGATAATTAACCCTGACGGAGTACCTAAGTTTTATGGTGCGTTCAGAGACCTTGTAATGAATAAGATTACACAGTTCAAATGGATACCAAAGCCCAATGCACAAAATGTCATCCATGAAGCGCTTCAACCAGCAATACGTTTTACCAAAGAGGAATGTTTAGATCTACCAGATATGACGTACACATTCAGAGAGACACCACTATCTACCCAGCAGTTAAAGTTTTACGAGGCAATTAAAAGAGATATGCTTACCGTAGCGGCTGGGGAAACCATTACAACAGTTAATGCCGCCGCTAACCTAAATAAACTATTACAGCTTTCATGCGGTGCAGTTTACTCGGATACTGGAGAAGTCATTGCTTTTGATGCGGGCGGTAGATTGTCAGCACTCTTAGAAGTTATTGAAGAAGCCAGCCACAAAGTAATTATATTTGCACCATTCAGACACGCAATCGAAATCATTGCAGATGAATTAAAAGCTAAGGGTATACCCGCAGAAAAGATTCATGGTGGTATTTCCGCAACAAAACGAACAGAAATATTTAATTCTTTTCAAACAGAAAAAAACCCGCAAGTCCTTGTAATACAACCTCAAGCCGCTGCACATGGAGTAACGCTTCATGCCGCTAACGTAGTGGTGTGGTGGGGTCCGATTACATCAATAGAAACATACCTCCAAGCCAATGCCCGTGTGCATCGTGCTGGTCAACGCAACCCCTGTACTGTAGTGCATTTGCAAGGCTCTCCTGTGGAGAAAAAGATTTATAAGATGTTGTCAGAGAAGGTGGACATTCATACTAGATTAATTGATCTTTATAAAAATATTATGGAAGATACTTGACATTGTATAGTAATGCCCTTATACTGTAGTTGTAGTTATAAAAAGAAAGGAGTGCGCAGTGAGTGAAGAACTAAACGCTGAAAAGCTTGTAAAGATTTACGTCAAGATTCGTGATAGACGGCGAGAGATTTACAAGGAAGATAAAGAGTTAGAAGAACAGTTGAACTTAATATCTAATGAGATTCTTGGAATATGTAAAGAGCAAGGTTCAAGTTTAATAAGAACCAAGTACGGAACTATTTCTAAACGAATCAAAAAGAACTACCATACTAGTGATTGGCATGAGTTGTTTAATTTTGTTAAAGAACATGATGCATTTGCGTTACTGCAACAACGATTACACAATGCCAATATGGAGCAGTTTTTGGAGGAGAACCCTGATCTACATCCGCCAGGGCTATATGCGGATACAACAATGAGTGTAGTAATTACAAAAGGTAAGGAATAATTATGAGCAATGAATTATCAGTATTAGGTAGCGGTCTTCCATCCTATCTTAAAGAAGTAGAACTCGATGCAACTACAAGAGCCCTGATGGGTAGTGGTGGTACGGGCGGAATGAAACGCATCTCCATCAAAGGTGGTGTATGGCGCATGATGGTCAACGGCAAAGAAGTTGCTAAGAACGAAGACCGTGCTATGAACGTAGTAGTGGTAGCCGCCGCACCTAAGGTATCTCGCACTTTCTATGCTGGTACATACTCTGAAGGTGGAGAAGCTAAAGCCCCTGATTGCTGGTCAGCAGACGGAGAAGTTCCTGATGCTAAAGCTACTGCCCCACAAGCTAGCCGTTGCGTAGACTGCGCACAAAATGCTAAAGGGTCAGGTCAAGGTGATTCCCGTGCTTGCCGTTTTAGCCAGCGTTTAGCGGTTGTATTGGCTAATGATTTAGAAGGCGAAGTAATGCAGTTAACCTTGCCAGCTTCTTCTATCTTCGGTGCTGGAGAGCCAGGAAAATGGCCTTTGCAAACTTATGCCAAGATGATTGGTAGTAAGGGTGTTCCTATCACTGCGGTAGTAACTGAAATGCGTTTTGATACAGAAGCCGCTACACCTAAGATTGCTTTTAAGCCAGTGCGTGTTTTAGATTCTGACGAGCATGAGATTGTTATTACTCAGGGCAAATCCGACAAGGCTCAAAAAGCTATTACTATGACCGTGTCTGATGCTGATGGTGTAAAGCCTAAGTTGTCAGCACCTAAGGCAAAAGTTGAGGAAGAAGTAGTTGCCGAGCCAGTCAAGCGTGTGGCTAAGAAAGATGAAGCTCCTGCACCAAAGAAAGACATCTCCAAAATCCTTAGTGATTGGGATGATGAATAATGCCTAAAGGATATTCGCTAGCAATGGCGGATGAGATTAAGTCCGCTGATTCTAAATTACTTGGGGTCAAGTTAGGCAAGTTTTGTTTAAGTAAGGATATACCCGTACAAGATGTTGCAGAACACTTTAAAGTTAGTAGAATGACTGTGTATGCATGGTTTAAGGGTGAATCAATCGTATCAGGCAAATACGCTGAAAAGATGACAAAACTGCTTGCAAAAGTAGGTTAATGGTAACGAGGGGGGCTAGGTTAGCTACCGAAAAGAGTGTGTGCCGTAACACTCCTGCCCAATCCTTTAATAATAAAAAACGGTACAACAAGGACGGCTATGCTTTCGAGGACAGAGTTTCTATCTTTAGTATTACCACCCCTACAAGAAGGGGAACAATATTGCAGTTGGGGCAATAGCGCAGTTGAAAAGAATTCAATTGAACAGAAGTTTGTAGGAAGTATTGAAGAACTTAGCGCTGAAGCAGACAGATTAGTTAGTGAGAATTTTAATTCTTTCTTTGCGCTGGCAAAATTTACATCCGCAGACCAAGGTCGATATGCGACTAATGCGGTATCTTTAAAGTCTTTTTTCTTAGACGTTGATTGTGGTGAGGGTAAACCCTATACCGACATAAATGCTGGTTTAACGGCGCTTAAAAGCTTTTGTAAAAGCACGGGGCTACCTAAGCCTATGGTGGTTAAATCAGGTCGTGGTGCGCACGTTTATTGGGTTCTAGACAAGGAAATACCTAGAGCCGAATGGAAGCCTTTTGCCGAGCGTTTAAAGCAGTTATGTGTGGAGCATGATTTTAATGCTGACTCTTCTGTAACAACAGATGCGGCTAGGATTTTGCGTGTGCCAAACACCATGCACCTTAAAGACTTCAAGAACCCTATTCAAGTAGAAGTCCTAATGACTGCCCCAACTGTGGCATTAGACGACATAGCTGGTATCTTGACCCCTACCGAAGAGATTTTAAAAGCCCTAGATAAGGCGGAGTTCAAGCGTCCTATGGATGCCACTACTCTAGCGCTAATGGGTAGCAGTCAGGCTAGGTTTAAGACCATAATGATGAAGTCGTTGCAAGGTGAAGGTTGCCAGCAACTAGCCAATATCTATGAGAACCAAACGGATTTAGAAGAGCCCCTTTGGAGGGCTGGATTAAGTATTGCCCAGCATTGTGTGGACAGAGAGTCGGGTATCCATAACCTATCTAAAAAGCATCCTGAGTATAACCCTGAGGAGACCGATAGAAAGGCTAATGAGACAAAAGGTCCTTATACCTGCGAGACTTTTAAAAAGCTAAACCCCAGCGCCTGTGAAGGTTGCACTCTAAAGATTACATCTCCTATCCAATTAGGTAAAGAGATTATTAAAGCTACTGAAGAAGACAATACGGTAATGGACATTGAGCCAATTACTAAGGAACTTAAGACATTCACAATACCTTCTTATCCGTTCCCATATTTCCGTGGTAAGGGCGGTGGTATATATGTGCATAGAAAGTCTAAAGAAGATGATGAGGAAGAAGATGCCCTTGTCTATCCCTATGATTTTTATGTGGTTAAGCGTATGCAAGACCCCGATCATGGCGAAACTTTGTTGTTTAGATTACACCTACCAAAAGATGGTGTGAGAGAGTTCATTATGCCTTTAGCTACTGTGATGGCTAAAGATAGATTTAGAGACACAATCGCTTCTCATGGGCTTGCCGTGCTAGGTAAAAAGCAAGACGAGTTAATGGGATACGTAACAAAATGGGTGGAACAATTGCAATTAACAACTGAAGCCGAAAAGGCACACAAACAATTTGGATGGATTGAAGGAGACGGGGCAATCATTATTGGCGATAGAGAAATACGTGCTACTGAGATAGCATATAGTCCGCCATCTTCCCCAACTTTACCAATCGTTCCATTCTTTCAACCTAAAGGAGACTTCCATGTATGGAAAGATGTTATTAACTCATATGGTAGAGAAGGTATGGAGAACCGTGCTTTTGCCTTCTTTATGGGCTTTGGGTCTTTGCTTATGCGCTTTACTAACTTGGATGGCTTCTTGCTTAATCTACTCAGTAGAGAGTCTGGAAGTGGTAAAACAACGGTTCTTCATGCAATTAACTCGATATATGGAAGACCAAAAGAACTTTTGATGTCGCCTAAAGATACATACAACTTCCGTATGCAACGCTTTGGTACTATGCAAAGTCTTTGTGCCACTATGGATGAGATTACCAATATGCCAGCAGAGCAGATGTCAAATCAGGTTTATGACATTACTTCGGGTAAAGGTAAGAACCGTATGAAACAACACGAGAATGCAGAGCGACTTAACCATTCTAAGTGGGCTTTGGGTTTAGTTACTTCTTCCAACCGATCAATCACTGACTCCTTGTTATCTATTAAGAGTTTCCCTGAGGGAGAACTAATGCGTATCTTGGAAATTCAAGTCAAAGCAGAAGAGGCGGATGCTACATGGTCTAAGCAACACTTTGGCAAACTTATGAATAACTACGGTCATGCTATTGAGCCGTATGCCCAAGCGTTGGTAAGTCAGCTACCTATGGTTATTGAGACCATGAACAAGATGCAAGAACGTGTAGACAAGGCGGCAGACATTAAGAATACTGAGCGTTATTGGTCTGCTATGGCTACGATTGCAATTACTGGGGGTACGATTGCCCAAGCTTTAGGATTGCACGACATTCCTGTTAAGCCTGTGTTTGATTATGCTATTAACTTAATTAAGGAAACCCGTAACCGCAACAAAGAGTATATGTTTGATAACGATGAATACTTGGGTGGATTCTTACAGCGTCACTTCCATGAGATTCTAGTTATCAATGGCAATAGAGATAGCCGCAACGGTTTAGAACACGGTCCAATCAGAGAGCCTAGAGGGGCTTTGGTGTCTCGCTATGAGCCTGATACTAAGATGCTTTATGTAGTTGTAAAAAGCTATCGTGACGACTGCTCTAAGAACTTTATGAACTTTGAAGAGTCCCTAGCCCAATATCGTAAGAATAGTTCTTTACTGGGTACTAAGAAAAAGCGTATGACGGCTGGAACGGTGGCAAATACTCAAGCCCCTGTAAATGCCCTGTGCTTTGATACTACTAAATTAGACTTCTTTAACGAGACTGTGTTATTAAATGCTGAAGATACTGAACCTGCCCCTGCTAATCCAGTGGGAGAAGTTTAAACCTGGGACTTCGTTTTTTGTGCCCTGTATTGATAGGGCTTTGACCGAAAGGTTTGTTACAACAGAGGCCCGGCGTTTACAGATTAACATCATCTGTAAACACGTTGTAGAAAAAGGCAAGTACGGGGTTAGAGTTTGGCGGACTGATGGTATACTTAAGCCGCACTCTCCTCTTACAGAGGTTTAGCCCCTACTAGTTAGGGGCTTTTTTTAATTTTCTTCGTCAAAGAACTTATCTCTAATCTCAGGTAATAGTTTTCTATTGAAAGTTACCCCGTTAATCATGTTACGTTCTGCGGCTTTCCGTGCGGATTGAGACTTTTGCAGTGTTGTGCCTGTAATTCTATTTCCTGGGTGGGCAGAATTAAAGTCATTAATATCTTCTCTAGCCTCTGCCATTAGGTCGTAATCACCGCCAGTACGAGCCATGTCGTACATATTTAGGAGGCGCTGGCGCCTGTCTGCTACTTTCTTTTCGTAGTTTTTAGCGGCAGAAGTAATTTCATATTTGGAAGAGAGAGAAGCCGGACTGAATCCAACAACCTGCATCATGGAGTTATACGCACCAATATCTTCTTCTACTGGATCACCTTTAAGGGTACGTGCGCCTTCCACCATGTACCTAGTACCCTTCATGCCATTGCGAATAAAACTAGGTAGGACTGCTTCAATAGCACGTTCTGTGTGCCCTTCGTTGAACATCTTTGCGGCATTCTCTACGTTAACTAAATAACTACCCGCTGGACCAAACGCTCTTTGCATAGCGCCTAAAACAAGCCCGTCACTTGCACGGGGGTCATCTCTCCAAATTAAATCTTGCGCAACACCTACACGGTTAGCAATTTCTAAGTTAGTAATGTAGTTAACTGGACCTTTGTACATAAGTTCACCAAAGAAATCACGCAAGTCCTCATTGAAATCATACGGCTCGTCATCGTCACCAAACAATGCATGAAGCATTTGACCCATTACTTGGGCTAGTCCCATGAACGGCATACCTTTAACCCCAGCAAAAACGCTAGTCATAGCTATAGTGCCTAACAACTGACGGCGAGCTATATCACGAATTACTTTATTTTCTTCCGCACTAAGGCTAGGATCTTTTGCAAAAGACTGGTGAAAAGCTCTAGCCATTAAAAAAGCGCTATTCCAAGCAAATGATTTAAATGTAAAGAACACACGACCTATAGAATTTTGCATCCATAAAGGAGCGGTTTCAGCCATACCGGATGTATGAACATCTTTTACGGTGTCTATTGCATATTGCAAAGCTTTGGTTTCTGAAAAATTATTAGCTTTAGCTAAATCGTAAGCAGCAATGGCGGTAATAGCACGGTTGTATTTTTCAGTTGCGGAGAAAGGAATAGACAGACCATCTAATATTTTAGCTTTAAGACCAACTTGGTCTGCAGTATTAGTGCGGCGACCTTCCATTAATTCTCTAGCTTGTGTATGTTCTAACTGCCCATGATCTTGCAAGTAGTCATACAGTCCTTTGTACTTAGGGTCTGTGTTGTCGCCCTTTAATACCCAATTAGAAGCAGTCCTATTAGAAGCAGTCATAGCTGCCGCCGCTTTAGCAAAACCAAATCGTGCACCCAGTATAGGGTATACCAGCATAGGAAGCGCAGTTAAGTTAATTAATGCGGAAGAAATGTTACCTGAAATGTATTCAAAATAGCTAAGAGCCGTAGCTGCATGAGTAAATTTATTAAAAGTTGGGTTATGAAAAAAATCTTGCTGCTGTTTAATATTTTTATATACAGCCGTTAAAGTATCGTCACCTTTGGCTTGTTCTTTTATTCCTTCTACTGCCGCATCAATTTGTGGGACATAGATTGTGTCTGCAAGTTTTCTAGTCCACTTAAGCATTGTGTCGCCGTATCCACGAATAATATCTTTTTCCATACCCGGTACGTTTTTAGAACGCATAAAGTTCTTTGCAATAGAGCCTGCAGGGAATAGGGCCAGATAGGCTTGGTACACGTTATTCATTTGCTGCTGAGAAGCAGGGGTCATCTTACCTGTAACTGGGTCTTTAACTGATAACCCTTTCATTACTTGTGCAATAAATGAGGATGATGGAATAGACCGTGAATTATAGTCCATGCTTTCCAAGTTTTGATAAGTTGTATGCTGTATGTTTTTTAGGTTTTTATCAATAAATTGTTGGCGCTCACGGATAGATTCAAAAGCAGATGCCGCTTCTTCTCCAGTAACTGGGTCAGGATAACGAACCCAATAATCGCCACGGCGTAAAAACGGTATATAGGCTACAACATTTGAGTTAGTTTCAAACTGAGCTTTAATCTTTTGCTTTAAAGTTGGGTCATCTGTGCTATTAAGTAAGAAGTCTTTGTATGTATCAAACGCTTTCTTATAGTCATTACGTAGGGTATCGTACATCCCTCTAACATCTTTTGGTAAAGCGTTATATATAGCGCGGAGCTGTTGGTACTTCGCAGCATTGACAGGGGTTGTTACAAAATTAACATTAGCAGGGTCAACACCAGCCATACGAGCTTCATAAGCCATATCTTCCATACGGCGAACACCAGCAGGGTCAGACTTAGCAATCTTTAAAAAGTTGCTGTAGTTAGTTTTAACTTGTTTTATAGCGGCTTCTTGGTAACCCCTACGCTTTTCTAGTGCGTCAATCAGCGTTTGGATAGCAGGTAACTTATCACCCCATATTTTATTTATATGGTCAAGACGCATTAAACTTAAACCCATTGCTTTCCAGCCAGCACCTTGTACGTTAGAAAAGGTATTTAAAGTTTGTTCTATAGCTTGCTTACCAAGAACAGGCATTGCGTTTCTAGCATCGCTAATAATGTTAAACATCTGCTCACCATTAGAAGGCGCTACAGTATCTGCAATATCTAGGATGTCATTGATGGCTTTAATACCAGCTTCGTATGCACTTGTACCTTTACGGAAACCAAAGAACTCAGCCAAAATTTGAACAATACGTTGGAGCATATTGCCGCTTCTAGGAGCACTGATACCTTTTAACGCATTTCTAAACTCTGGATTACCGACTAACTCAGCAGCAAACTCTTGAATATCTTGCGCACCATAAGAGCTACCTAATTGACTGTAAACACTCTCGTATATGGCTGTAAGCTGTTTAGTTAGTGGGTGGTCAGGGTTACGCAGTACGTGTGATATAGCAGCATGAACGGATTCGTGGATACCAGTATGTCGGGTTAACCCTAACTCTGGGTCAAGTGTAATTGTGTCAGTAGCTGGGTCATATGCACCAGCATCGGATTCCCCACCAAGACTGCCTTTTTTACGGGTTACTTTACCCACCTTAGTCTTGGTCTTAAGGCGCATCTTCTCAATCTTTTGGAGAATGCCTTTAATTGTAGGATCTGTTTCGGTAGCAGCTAGACCAGTAATAAACTCTTGGAACTGGTTGTTATCAACGGCTTCTTCAATACTTTTTGGTAAGCCAGCAAGCCCATAGGATAAGTAATCTACATCTTCTTCAAGTTCAGCTTCTTGTCTTTTTTCTTTTCTGCGGTCAGAAGACGCTTCACGGGCTTTGCCTAATTCAGCAGCTTGAGACGCTTGTTCTTTTTTAAGTTCTTTGTTTTTACTTTCGCTTTCAAGGCGTTGTTTAGCCTCAACAATTTTGCCAGCAATAACCGAATCAAATAAATCATTACCATGCTTGTTAAGAAAAGAAATACCGTCAGCCCTATCTTTTTGACTGGCAGTCATTAGATTATTTAATAACCTAGTAGCTTCTGCGCCTGATTTAGCAACGGCTTCTTTAACCATTTGCAACTGAGTAATATCTCTTGCACGTTTAGCACGTCCAGCTGAGGTGTCTTCAAAATTGTTAACGCTATCTTGCAAATCAAGTGCGCTATTAAACAGTGCGGGCAAGCGTAATATATCTACGGCTTCTTTAACATCTTCTGGAGTAATATTAACTTCATTAGGCAACAACCCTTCTTTCTCCGCCGTTTTATCTATTTTGCGACTAAGGTTTAAGGCAGTGCGAACTTCATTTTTTTCAATTTCTTGGGCTTGGTCTTCAAGAATAAGTTCAGCATTAGTCTGGGTTTTAGCTACATCTTTAGCTTCTTTTACCCCTAGTGGACGCTCGACTGCTCCTTTTCCTGCAATATCTTGTCCAACAGAAAGTCCAGGTGCAGCCACTCCTCCTGCGTTAGGTTTTGTAATGCTTTGGGCAGGTCCAAGTCCAGACACGTCTTGGGCGACTGTAGTATCTTGAATGCTAGGCTGACTTGTTCCGGCGATAGGTTCATTTGAAGTCTCCTGTATAAATTGTTGAAACTCTGGACGTGATAAGAACGTAGATATCTTAGCCTTAGTTTCTTTGTTTTTGTGTTTTTCTGCAGCCGCTTCTAATACGGCTTTTACTTCAGCAGCTTGAGCTGGGTCGGTAATATCTTTACCATGTATTAACTTGTTTCTAATAAACGTTGCGGTTGGACCAATACCTAGTGTTCTAAATGTAGAGTCGTCAATTGTTGTAGGAAGTTGTTCTACTGTAACTGGTGTAGGTTTAGCACGAACTACAGGCTCGGCAATAACTTCTTCTGGTGCAGTTGCCACGGGTGCTGGAGGTGGTGTAGTTGCTGCAGGTGCTGGTTGACCAAATAAACCAAGTTGTCCAACGTTAGCTTTGCGTTCTTCTTCAGCAGCTTTATAGGCGGCTTCGGCTTCTTTGGCTGTAGGCAGTTTAGTACCTTCAAACAAGTCTGCTTGTTTAGCTCCTAGTACTTTTTTAAGTTTAGCTTGAGCTTCTTTTAATGCGGTCTTTTCTTTTTGCTCCGCTTGGCGGATGCGGTTAGCTTCAGCTTTGTCACCTTTAGTTTTGGCAAGTTCAGCAGCTTTGGTAGGTTGCCCGTTCTCATCAAACAGAGTTACTTGTTTGCCTGATAAATCTTTAGGTGCATTTTTAGCAGCCTCTTTAGCTAGCTTGGCATCTTCTTTAGCTTGAGCTTTAATAGCATTAGCGTCATATAGTTCTGTATAAGGACCAGTCTCTAAACCAGGAAGTTCGCCTTGGTCTTGTAGTTGTTGGTACTCTTCTACGGATACCCCTGCGGCATCAGCTTCGGCTTTTAAATCAGCGGCTTGTTTATATTGATCTAGTCTACCAGCACGTTTCTGTTGGGCAGCATTGTATTGAGATTGACGGCGAGCAGCTTCAGTAGCACCACCAGCCGTACCAAATCCTGCACCACCTACAGCGCCACGGACGCTGGACTCCATGATGCGATTCCACTCTTTACTACCAAATACTTGTGGGTTATCCGAAACAAATCGTTCGGCAGCAATACTAATAGCTTCTTGCGCACCTTCGGTCATACCTTCAAAACCGGCGCCTTTTAACATATTAGCGCTTACTGTACGCAGTAAGCCTTTGTCCATGCCAGACTTCTCAAGTATTTTTTCTACTACCCCAACCCTCATTGGACCAGTTAAGCTTTTGGCTAATTGAGAAGGCAGCACAGAGTCTAATGCGGCAGAACCAGCACCAAACAATAAAGATGTTCCTACTTCAAGTTTGCCAGTTTCTTCGTATATATTTTGAAAAACTTCGGGAGCATTTTGTGCGTAAGAGCCTAAGAAAATACCAGCGTTTTGTGCGGCACTTTTTATATTTGCTAATTGTGGAAGAGATTGTTTAACACCTTGGGCAATAAATGCATTTGCAGCTTCTCCAGCTAGCCCTTTTTCAGCAGCTTGAACTGCAAGATTTTTAGCAATACCATTGGCAGCTGTTCGGGCGGCTACTGCTTGAAGACCAACACCAGGAATTAACGAGGTTAAGATATTAGGTATTTGCTCAACAATCGTCTCTAAAACAAATCCAGGAGCATCAGTAATACCTTTTACGTCCGATAGCTCTTTATATTGCGGAGCATAGTACTTATTTATTTCTTCTTGGGTGGCTTTTGCCTCACCCATCTGTCTTTCAGCAAACTCATCAAACCCAAGAGCTTTACCTGCCATAGCAGGAATGATGTCACCAAAAGTAGAACCTAGTTGTTTTGTGCCACGAGTAAAGGCTTTTTTAGCCATTTCACCATAGCCTACATTTCCTTTAGGTATTTCAAAATCATACTTTTTAGCTAAATGTTCTAATTGGGAACTTAATTCTTCAGCCGATAAATTATCATCAAACTGAACAGCCCCCAGTTTTGGTAAGTCAAGAAGCATAATTGCCTTATTTTAGCGAATTAAAGGTAGGAGCCTCGGTATCTTCTCCCCCCTGCATTATATTATTAATATATCTGTTCTGAGCAATTTTATACTGTCCCATTAGTTTAGGGTCATTTTTCCAATCTGATTTTTGTTTTTTAAGATCTGCTTCTATACTAGCTTTTTCACTAGAATTTTCCCATGCAGCTAAACCTTTAACTCTTAATTGACCAAGTTGCGCATTAGCTTGTTGTTGTCTAACTCCAAACATTTGTTGATTATATGCATTTCTATTTGCATCGTTCTTGATTTTAGCTGCTAATGCGTCTTTTCTAGATTGTTCGTATAGCTGGGCACGGGACAAACCAAGGCGACCAGATAGAATAGCGTTTTCTTCAGCAATTTGAGACTTACGAGCATCTGCCAAATGAGCAATACCTTTAGCCCCACCTTGACCAATATTGGCGGCAGCGTATGGAGAAGTACCACCCATCATACCAAGACCTGCTTGTAACAAAGCCATGTAGTTGTCGATGTTCTTTTGATTCTTAGCGCTCTTAGCACGTTCGTCAAGCATCTCTTTTAAGGAAGAAATATCCATAGCTTGGCGTCCTTCAACTTTTGCAGCATCTTCTCTAGCTTGTCTTTCATTATCCGTTTCTTTTACAGGTAATCGGAAAGCATCCCCAGCCATTTTACTACCAGTTAAATCCGCTACTGGAGGTATATTTGCAGGAGCCTCTTGAGTATCTGGTTTTTCATTTGCACGAACATACCTATCATAATATGGGGTCATACTAGATGAAGAACCACCAAAAGCTTCTTCTGGAATATAAGGTAGATTAAGCCCAGTTGCACGAATAGGACGAACAATACCAGTATTAATTGCACCCATAGCCCCACGCACAGGCAGTGTAACTACGTCTGCAGCAGAAGCGCCAAGCTTTTTAAGACCCATCATAAAGTCTTCTTTGTCTTGTTTTTGTTGAGCATCTTCTACAAGTTGTTCTTCGTCTGGGTTTAATTTAGGGTTTCCAAAAGCAACTACTCCACCACCAGCTAAACTAACAATACCATCGCCCATCTTATTATTTAAACCAGCCATTACTTGCCCAACAGTTTTATCTTTAAGTTGTGGGTTAGCTTTTAATACTTGAGCGGAAACCGCCTCATTCATAGGGGTTTTAGGGTCCATATTTAAAAGATCTTTAGCGCCTTTTAACCCAAAGAAATGAGATGCGTAAACCTCTCCATAAGTTGGATTACGTCCTAAAGCACCTTTTAGTCCTTCAGCGTTTTGACGAACAAACTTAGCGCCTAACTCCGCATTTTTTTCTGGGTCAAATTGCTCACCTTTTTTGCCGCCCATACCTTTCCATGTGGAATCAGTAAACTGGAAAAGCCCTTTAGCCGTGCTATTTGGGTTAGCCGCAGATGCTTTATAGCCACTTTCTATACCAGCAATTTTATTTAATAGTTCTGGGGGTAATTTATTCTCCGCAGCTTTTGCGGCGATTACGTCTTTAATACCAATACCGCCTTTAGATTCCGGGTTTATACCTACACCCCTATTCTCGGTTTCTTTTTTATGGTGCATAGCTGCCATGATACCTTCGGGCATTTCTTCATCGTCATAACTATCATCTTCGCCATTATCTCCAGCTATAGCAGCTAAGTTTCTTTTAAACATTGCCAAATCTTGTTTTTGATTATCGGTATCGTCTTCTTCATCTTCAGCTAAACCACCATCATCAAAAGCAATAATGCCCCCACCAGCCATTTCAGTTGGGAGATTACTAGGCGCTGAATCAATACCATGCTGGGCAGCTTCGGCCATAACTTGATCTGCAATTGGGGGCTGCTTTTGTTGGCCACCCTGCATCATAGCTTGGGCTTCTTTTTGCTGATTCATTTTATCTTGAATCAACGGGATACCAACATAGGCAGGTAATGTACCAGTTTGAATTGCTTTTTGTAATTGATCCACCGATAATTTTTCAGCGTCCGCCATGCGGCTCATTAAGCTTCCGATCATGATTAACCCTTACTCATAATATTATAAAGACCAAGTGTATCTACACCATCGCTCTTTTTCTTTTTAATTACACCACCTGCTTTACCTTTAGCTAAACCATAACCTGCAGCCGCAGTTAAACCAAGCCCACTTAATTGCGACACTGCACTTGGAGCCGCTTGGTATGTTGCAGTAGTTTGTGTAGGAGTTGCATAACCACGAATCATAGAGTTATAGAACGCCAATTGTTGTTGTGGATAAACAGTTTTGTTAGCAAAGTTTTGAATATTTTGGTCAATAGCCCGTTGGTTCATTGCTTGTTCTTGACCACCCACTTGCATTTGTTGGTTTGCAATGGCTTGTCTTGCTGCAAGATCTTGTGTACCAATATTAGCCAAATTTGTAGCTTGTTGACCGGCTCCAGTATATCCAGCCTGTGCCGCATTAACACCTTGTAGACCAATTTGAGCACCTTGCATACCCTGAGCATTACCAGTCAATGCGGTGTTGATACCACTAATACCAGTGTTTGCGCCTTGAATGCCTGTTTGTTGGCCTTGTAGACCTAAGTTAGCGCCAAACTGTTGTGCTTGTTGTGCGGCTTGAAATGCGTTTTGATATCCTTGACCAATTGCTTGATTCATACCTATGTTCATGTTGCGGCGGTTTTCAGACTGCTCTAATGCCGCACGGCTTCCACCAAAAGCTCCAGATTTTACAGCGTTGCCCGCCGCTTGATTCCCGCTAATTGCGTATTGGCGCTGCATTTCTTCAAGTTGGGGTTGTAGCGCATTTTGTATATATGGTGACATAAACGCTTGTTGAGCGCCAGGATTAGTCGCCATTGCGTTATATTGATTTCCTGCTTGAGCAGCTTGCGCCCCAATACCAGCGCCCATTGCGCCGTACCCTAAACCACCTTGTCCGATGTTAGCACCTTGACCGCCATATTGATTACCTAAACTACCGTAACCATAAGCAGGAGTTGCTGAACCTAAAAGACCTTGCCCTGCTTGGCTAGTCATTCCAGTAGCTTCACCATATTGACCTGGTTGTTGCATGGCGTAAATAGAGTCCATTGCTCTTTGTTGTGGGCCAGTAAACCCAGCTACATAGTCAGAACCTTTTGTGCTGTATGGTGTGTAGCCTTTAATACTTTCGATGTCTACTTGGCCTTTATTAGTTTGGTTACCGTTTTCATCATAAGTTGGAGCTTGTGCTTTTGTATTAAAAAGTTCTTGAGTACTTGCGCCAATAGCCGCCTCTACTTGAGGACGAAGCCAATCAGGGATGTTGGAAGTTTGCGTAGTTGTATTAGTTGGCCCACCACCACCACCACCGCCAAAGAATGGGGTGCGTGTACCATCAGATAACCAGCCGCTGTGTTTAGATTTTAAAAAGCTCATATTTTTACTTCCACTAATGTGGTACGCTCTTCAAAGCCATACCGTTTCCATAAACGAGCGATAGATGGCCTAGCCATCCCTTGGATTTTTGTTGCTCCACGATTCTTTAAAATTTCGCTCATTTGCTCAAATGTTTCTTTATTAGAAATTAACTTACCACCAATAAAAGTAATAAATGCAACCCTACTGTTTGGATAATTAATAAATGAAGATGTTGCCGCACCATGTATAACTCCTTCTTCATCTATTGCTACTAATAACAACCACTGCCCTGTATTAACAAATAACCTAATTTGATCGACTGTGTAGTCTCCATGCCCGTACTGCATTGCCGATTTAACATATTTTTCTACTAACGGCCACGTTTGGGCACAGTACTCTAAAGGTACAAATTTAATAGTTAGATTCATTTTATGCGGGCAGATAGCCTCCAGCTTTAATTTGTTTACCTTGTTTCTTTGTACCAGTACGAGCACTGCGAACTTTATCCATCATTTTATATAAGTGCTTTGCGCCAGCATCAGTAGACCCGTTACCAAGATGCGAGACAACGTCAGCAGGAACAACAAACTCACCATCAGCCAAACGTGCTGGTTGCCTATCCGCAATAGTCGCATGAATTGAGTCTGACATTCCATCGCCTCGTCCTTTTAATAGTCCAGCAATACCACCAGATTTCATACCAATTGGGCTTTCAATACCAGTGTATGGGTTTGTTTTTGGTTCGTAACCAGAAGCCATTACTTGTGCGCTAGTAGGCATTTGACTTGGCGTGGCATACTGAGTTTTATCTGCCTGAGCTTGTGGGTAGTGCATATTGTCCCCTAAACCAGGGCTATCCATACCACCACCAGCTAAAGCAGCAATCCCCCCATCTGCGTATCTTTGTACTGGATACGGTTGCGGTGTATAAGTGTTTGGGTCGTAACTGAACTTAGATAAAGAACCGTTATATGGTTTTTGTGGGGGTATTCCGTATCTATTGCGCTCTGCAGCCATAGCACCTTGAAGAGCTGTTCCAGCACCAGTTATCCCTAATTGGGTATTAGAAAGGTTAGAATAACCAAAAGCATTAGGAGAAGGTGTTGGTGGGGGAGGAGTAACAGGGGGAGTAACAGGGGGAGTAACAGCAGGAACAGCAGCGGCTGAATATCCAGGAATAGCCCCAGGAACAGAAGCAGCAGGGGTACTAAAACTAGCACCAGACCCAGCAGCGGGTACAAAACCCCCAGTACCACTAGCACCTGATTGGATGGCCGTTGTATCCAGTAACCCAGCACCTACGTTACCAGCACCGCCACTAAAAGCACCCATAGCTCCACCAGTAACTGCGCCCGTAGCTGCGCCCATTAAAGCGCCTTTTAAGGGGTCACCCCCGGAAATAGCAGACCCAGCTGCTCCCGTACCAGCGCCTACAGCTGCGCTGATTAACATTGCCTCGCCAATTCCTGCATCTGCCATAATTAGTTCCTAATAGTATTTGGGGTTGATTTTATCATATTAAACCGTTGTTCCACTAGCGTTTTTCCACACCGTACCGTTCCACCAAACAGGAATTCCCAAGGTGGTATCGTAGTAAATCTGCCCAATTGGAACCCCTACAAGGTTTGTACTTACTGGGCGATTTGCCGTAGTGCCAGAATCAGGGATACTAACAGACTGGGTAAAGTTATCTATTTGGGTGAAATAAAGGCGTAGGGCATTACTAAACTGGTCTTGATACTGCTGGTTATAAGCGACCGGCCCAATAGGTAAATTAGGGGCTTTTGTCCCTATAACTTGAAGATTTTTAACCTTAGTAACCATTATCTTCTACCGTCTTGTCGGATATCAATTCGGGGTGTGCCTAACTGCCAAGCTACCCCAAGCGTACTTGACTCAATCCTAAACGCCAACTGCCTACCCCGTAGCCTTGTATAGACTTGCCCGTCAAACTGCTGGATGTTATAGACCTTTTTAACACTATAATTATCCGCACTAGCTACTGATGGACTATCCGCTTGGCCATAAGCAGTGCCTGAGTTTTGACGAGGTTTAATTGTCATGGTTACAACAGGATTATTTATGTTAGAGCCGTTAAAGTTTACGTCTGGCAAGATACGCCATACAAAACCAAAGTTGTGCCCATCACCAATATCAAAATCAGAGGACTGTATATAAGAATAAATTGGTACGGAAGTTTCACCAGACACATCATCAACAGAAGACTCATGATACAGAACACGTCTGTTGTAATCTGCAGCCATTGGGTATGGGCGAATACCAGAATCTAGCCAATATGTTCTAGCCATAGTACCGTAATACCAAACCCGGTCTAAATAGTTGTATATCACATATTTATCTACTGTATCAGTACCACTACTTTCACTTACGTAGAACCACCAGACTTCGTTGTAAGCCTCGTTAGCCCCAGCAAAAATTTGGAAAGACTGAGTTGTATTAATGTCATTAAAGATGTACTGGCGTAACGAGCAAGGTAGGGTTTCTACTCGTCCAGAATACATATAGAACTTATCCCGCCCCATCCAATACGTTACGTTATTAACAGTAATCATAGAATTTGGGGACATAACAGAAATGTTATCCATCAGCAGGTTAAAGCCCCATACATAAGGAGGCCCTAAATACTGCATAGAATAGATAGCTGAATCTGTCCATACTAAAATCTCTTGGCGTGTAGCACGACCAGCCATAATAAAAGACCCATTACTTAACAGGAACTCACCTGCTTGGTTTGTAGGAGTCTGTGTCCATTGGAACGGGTTTTCTTGATCTGACCAGCGCACCAGCATTGGATTAAACGCAGTGCCAGAATTTGTCGGGTCGTAAGAGTTAGAACCCAAAGCAATAACAAATCGTTGAATAGCCGAAGCAATAACCTGGTTTGTAGCAACTGGACAGAACGCGGCATCCCCTGCACCTACTACAGCTACTGCGGCTTTTGCTAGTGGTACTGCATGAACACTTAACCCTGCAGTTGCCGACCAGTATGCAATACCCCCGCCTCGTGGCGCAATAATTAAATCTTGCCCAAAGTTATCGTTAGACCAAAGGCGCAGTTGCTGCGGAATACCAGAAGTGTACCCAGTACCCCAACCACGAGTCCCAGATTGTGGATAAGCAGTAACACCACCACCGCCACCAGTTGTTGTAGAAGTAGCTAATAAAATGGTTCCAGCATTACTATTGTTTGTCGTAGTGCCAGGGGTAAGAATTGTGTAGGCATTGGCGCTAGTAACCGTAATCAAATAAGTAATATTTAATACACTAGCCGATATACCCCCAGTTGCTGTTGCCCCCGTAAAATAGACATAAGGCACTGAAGCAGTTCCGGAACCAGTACCTACCCCAGTAGCAAAAAAGAGAACCCCTACTGTATTAGCAGAAGCGCCAATTAATGTAAAGTCTGTACTTCCCACCGATGTAATTCTATATTCTCTACCAACTACAAAAGCCCCTGCCGTAGTAGTATATCCGTGTGCAGTTTGAGTAACTGTTATTGTTCCGCTTCCGCTTGTTGTGGCAAAGGGGTTACTACCTAAAGCTATAGGAGTGCTTGGAGACCAAGGACCTGCACCCCAACCCGTACCAATCGTAGCTACGTCATTACCAATTGGATACTCATAATAAATAACTACCGCAGCGCCACCAGTACCCGTATTTCCAACGCCAGGAGTAACTGGAAGCGTTACCGTATAAGTACCTGAACCCACGCCGGTAACCACAAAATCATTATTTAAAATGGTAGCAGTAATATTTCCGCCAAGACCTGCTGCCCCAGTAATCGTAATGTAGTCACCAATGTTAGGAGCGTATTGAGCGTCCGTAATGGTCATAGTGGTATTGCCGGTAACTACTGAAAATGGACCGTTTAATGCAGGGCTATCATTGTATATATAGGGGGTAATGTTGTTAAATACTGTACCTGATTCTATGTAGTATTTTTTACTAGTACCCAGCCCTAAATAATTAGAGCCATTAATAGCCACCCAGTTCCACATCGATCGGCAGATACCAATAAACTGGTTATTAGAAAGTCTAGACCAACCACCTAATTTTTCAGGAAAACCAGAACGAAAACGGACTTTATCCCCGTCATACCAACCGCCTTCGTTGGCGTAATCAGTACCTTCTCGGTTAAGTCCAGGTCTAAATTCTAGTTTTTGTAATGGCATGGTTTACCCTAATACGGATATTGCTTTGGCAATTTTAGCTTTGCGGTCATCAAGTCCGAGTAACCCGCCGTTAATACGTTTAGTCATTGTCTCATAATCCTTAGTATCAGCCAAGGCGTTTAATCCCTTTTTGTTCCAGAACCAAGCTGCGGAAAGGCAAGCGTATCGTGGGTCCAGCAATAAAGTAGGGTCAGCAAGAAGATCAGCACCAATACCAGATCCGCAGTGTTCATAGTTTTCTTTGCCTGTAAGTTGGATAAGACCTCTGCCTAAATATTTAGCAGCTTCTTCCTCGCTGGTGTTACCTAATCTACCGTTATAAACTTTACCTGCAATCTTGGCTGGTTGACGTGCATACTGGTCTGCAATTTCTTTTGTAGGAAACCGACTAGGCCAAGTCTTCATTAGACCTTCTGCGCTATAGTTTAGGTTTTCTTGCAAGACTTTAAAATTAGCAGACTCATGAGCACACTGACCAATAAACGATGCTTGACGGATAGGTGTTGTAATGTCATATTTAGCAAACGCCTCTTCTAGTGGTCCAAGCCATTTGTGGTCAATACCTAATTTATCTAGTTGGTCATACGTCATTTAATTGCCTCATATTGTTTGTAGCAAGCTTGTAAGGCAACTCTTATTTCGTCTGCTCTGGCAGCTTCCCTAACAAGAAACTCTGAATCCTCGGCATAAAGGCTGGCTCCGTTGCAACCCTTTCTATCTGCGGTTTCTGTGGCACGACTGGGACGCTTACGCAACTCGCTAACAGCATCGACCAACTGAGTATTAATAGCTTTGATTTGAGCATCTTTGTCTTTCCTTATTTGATCTGCATCTGCTTGATATTGATGTTCTTTGTCACGGACAGTTTTTTCTGCTTTACTTTGATGATACGAACAACCGTTAACAAACCCACCACAAAATAAAGTAATGGCTACCATTACATAAATAGCATAGATATTTAAGCCAAACATTACTTCTCGTCCAAAGGCATCGTTGTTAAAACACGCAAAACTGCTACAGCTGCACCAATTAAAATAAGCAACACACCATACACACGAGGGTCAATAATGTTTTGCACATAGCTAAAGTTATCGTAAGCAGCGCCCAATATAGCTACTGCCAATGCCAACCACATCGTTTTAGAACGCATAGCGCACCGTATGCTACGACGCATTACTTAGCTTTCGGTTTACGAGTAGTAGCTTTTTTTACAGTAGATTTTTTAGCAACTGGTTTCTTAATAGGCGCTGGCTCTTCTGCTAAGTTTTTAACTTCTACTTCTGCAAAAGGCCACTGTGTAGTTACGTTAACCTTACCAACTTGCATATCTACTTTTGGCATATAGCCAAGCTTGTCAAACAACCATGAAAATAAAAACATTATTTAGCCTCCAATTGAGCAACACGTTTACGTAAAGATTGTAGTTCAGCAATCATCAAAGCAATCATTTCTGGTGTAGACGCATCAATACCTTGGTAAATAGGTTTACCATCTTCATCAACAGCATTAGGCTCACCACCCACTGCGCCTGGAATTATTTGCTGCAGTTCGTCGGCAATAAAACCTCGTGCAGTTTTTCCTGTAGCATCCCATATAAATTCTCTTGGTTGCATTGCATCAATAATAGAACCAGCATTTGTTAGAGGGGTAATATTAGATTTAAGTCTGCGATCTGAAGTTGTTTGATAACTAGTAGCTCCAGAAGTTACTGCAATTGCCCCAGAACTTGTGGCGTTATATTGAAAAACCATTGCATAAGTACTGCCGCCAACTACGTTAACACCAATGCCAGAAGACCCACCGCTATAACTTTCAAAGTAAGCACAAGATTGTCCAGGAGTAGTTCCTTTTACTGTTAAGTTAAAATTACCATAAAAAAGATTACCACAGCCAATACTGCCAGCTGCTACTATATTATTTGTGCCTAATCCAGAGCTATTAAATTTATTGGCTTGTGTTCCACCTGTAATAAACGTAATTTCACCAGAAGATTGGTTTATGTAGTTACTTGTGTTGCCAACGTAATAAATTGGAGAAGTTACTGATGAAGAAAATGTTGCGCTAGTATTAGTACCAGAAGTTAATACAGAATTTCCGCCAACCGTAGGGGCTACACCAAAAGTAACAGGGGTTGCATTGGTAAATGAGTTTGTACCGCTAAAGGTATTGTTGCCTGACTGGGTTGCACCAGTAAATGTTATCCAGCTAGGAGCAGCAGTTCCGTTAGATTGAAGCACTTGCCCTGTTGAACCCGCAGAAAGAAACTGGGTTGTATTTGCACCAGATTGATAAACAATTTGACCTGCGCCGCCACCGGCTAAGTTACTAGCTAATGTTGCTGTACCTGATGGATTCCAGTATGGAGGGGCTCCGCTACCACCGCTTGTTAAAACATATCCAGATGTTCCAGGAGCTAAATAAGTAGTTACACCAACACCGCTTTGATAAACAAGTGCATTAGCAGTACCACCAGTTAGATTAGCTGCACCAACGGCAACCGATGCGTATGTAGAACTGTTTACGTAGTTAACTGCCACCATTTCAGAACCAGTACAGTAGGCTATAACGGTAGTTCCAGTAAGAATAGCTAAAGCAGTGCCACCAGCAGGTTTAAAGTATGCCGTTGCGCTAGACGCTAAGTTGTTGGTAATAATGTAAAGCTTTTGTTTGGCTGGACAAATAACTGAATTTGAACCTGATTGAACGCCGTTAATAATAATTACCGCACTACGAGACTCGTCTGCTGCCCCGTTAAGATTTGAGAGGGTGTAGTCGCTACCTGCAGACATAGTAATTGAAGTTTGGTAGCAAATAGCTTGCTCTAGAAGAGTACCTAGATTTGTATTGGTAGTAGCACCCCAAACACCCGTCTGCTCACCGTCTCCGATAAGTGCAAGTTTTAAACTATTAGAATACGTTGTCATGATCTTCCTTTAAGCTTGATCGTTATTAATTTGAACCCAGTTAGGGGTTTGGTCGTCTACAACCCTGAACCATCCACGCCCAATCGGAGCGTCTGTTAATGTTATTGTTTCTGGGACTGTTGGTCTGTATGTAGCGTTTGCTGGTACTGTATCTACGGCAGTTAGCGTTTCTGCAACAATTGGGCTATATGATAATTGCGCTGTAGTGGCATCTGTTATTGTAGCAGTTTCTGCTCTAGTCACGCCGTAGAAGAATCCGCCTGTTAAAGCTTCAGATACTGTCATTGTTTCTGCTAACGAACCAACAAATACTATTCCGCCAGTTGCGCTATCAGTCGCAGTTAAAGCCTCGGCTAGGCTTACAGAATATAAATACGAAATATTAGGGGTGTCAACAAGACTTAGCGATTCTGCCAAACTTACTGGATACACACTGATATTGCCCTCAACGGTATCAAGACTAAAGTTTTCAGTTACTGTTGGACGGAAATTAAAAGTAGCCCCAGAATCGGCATCAGACAAGGAAAAAGATTCAAAGTTAAGCCCTTGAAATACGGCGGGGCCAGCATATACATCTGTAGAAGTAAACGAATCGGATAAATCAACCGCGTAGCTAGTCCCACCTAATGCGGCAAATGGGGCTTGAGCAAACGCAGTTATTCCAAACATATTATTCTGTTAATGAATATTTGGTCATTAAATCAAACGCTTGTTCTGGAGTAATGTCAGGAGAAGCAACATCATCAACACCATCTCCATCACGAATAGCATGGATACAACAAAATACTGTATTGGGTTCTAAAGCGGTAAATTGATGTTTAATACCTTTTGGGGTAACAATTAAATGAGGCGCTTTGTATTCAGCTTCGCCATTGTCATGCACCATTTTAACTGCGCCAGAAGATAACAAAGTAATATGGTCAAAAGTATGGGCATGGCCGTGATCAGTGTCACCAACACGAACAAAATGATGCAGTTTTACAAATACATTATCTACAATTTTAAGGTCTGTTTGTGGATTAGACACGAGTTACCTCAATAGTTGGCTGTGGTGGATTGTAAACCCAAAGGCAAGCAAACTCATCAAATGTGACATATTGTTCATCCTCTTGCGGCACAATCGGTTTAGGGTTAATAAACGCATCACGACTTGTATCGTATGTATATCCTATGCCAGCATAATTTTTTCTTGTATTGCCGTTATAGCTTGTTTGTTTCCAATTAGTATCTGCGCCAAATAAAGATTTTAAAAAGTCAATACCAAGTTGTTCTTGTTCGTTTCCTTGCTCATCTTTAAGCATAAAGTTATCAACAACAAGGACTCTTAAAACAGTATTATTTGAGTCCAATTCTGCAAAATGAGCCATTATTGGAATCTCCATTTAATAACTACAATACCTGAACCACCGTTACCACCACGACCACCGCCATTGTCACCACCGCCACCTCCACCAGTATTTGCAGTTCCACTAATACCAGGAGTATCAGCAGAACCTCCACCTCCAGTACCGCCAGTTCCTTGTGTTATTACAATGCCACCACCTGCACTAGTACTAGCAAATCCCCCACCGCCTCCAGCATATGTAACGGATGTGCCAGTAATTGAATTAGGACTGCCATCACCACCATTTCCACCAGTTGAGGTTAATGTAGTTGCGCTACCACTTCCACCAGATTGAGAAGCTCCACCACCACCACCACCATATCTATTAAAATAAGCAGTTTTTAAACCTGGGTTAACTGACAATCTTCCACCATTGCCGCCAGAATTTCCTTGTCCCGATGTTCCTGAGCCAGGGTTACTAGAAGATTGACCTCCGCCACCTCCACTACCACCAGTTCCGCCATCTACGTTATCGTAACCGCCCTTACCGCCTCCAGTAGAAATTATTAAACTACCTATTGAAGAATCTGACCCATTAGCCGGAGAACTATTTCCAAGACCGCCAGCGCCAACGGTAACAGTATAACTAGTTGCAGTAACTGTTTGACCTGTTGCAGCTAAAAGACCTCCAGCACCGCCACCGCCTCCTCTGCCTGGACCTCCAGGACCTCCACCAGCTACTACAAGATATTCAATAGTGCTAGATTCAACACTTCCAGAACCAACAGAGTTAACCGTAAATGAGCCTGTGCCAAGGAAACTAGCAATTTTATAATTACCGCTTGTAGTTACAGTTGCACCTGAAGTTGTAGCATCTATATAAGTAGCTGCAAGTCCAGCCGTTTGGAAAGCATTAATTGCGGCAAACATTATGGTGTGTAACCTTGTGAAATAGAACCATACCAATTTGTACCATCAGCAACAAATGTCAGAATATCCATTTTGCCAGCAGTAGCTGTAATAGTTGGCGCACCAGAAGTACCCCATTTAACACCTGTAAATGTAGCTGTACCGTTACCTGTAGAAGCCGCTTGCTTTAATAGCAAGATAAATGATTTACCAGCGGTTGCTGTAGGCATTGTAAATGTACAAGCGGTAGAAGCTGTCAATGTAGCAGTCTGAACAGTGCCGTTAGTTAATGCAATCGTATTGGTAGTTGTAACTGTTCCAATAGCCACTACACTTTCAGTGTAGTTTGTAATTGTAGAATTTGTTATTGTTGGTGTAGTTAATGATGGGCTAGTTCCTAAAACAACAGCACCAGAACCTGTAGAAGTAGTAACTCCTGTACCTCCGTTGGTAACAGCCAGAACACCAGATGAACTTGCGCCTTCGGCAAGAATAGATAGGTTACGTGAAATAGTCATAATATGCCTATGGAATCATTGATGGGTCTAAAATATCGCCAGTGGTTTCGTCTCTCATAGCATGAATGCAGTAAGCAACAGTGTTATCTTCTAGCGCTACCAATTCGTGCATCTTATCTTTGTGGATAAAAATCATGTGTGGGGTTTTAAACTCTGTGGTTTTACCTTCAACTGTTACGCTCAACGCTCCAGCAGCTAATAAAGTTAAGTGGTCAAGCTGATGTGTATGACCTTGCTCAACATCGCCTTTTCTTTCAAAGTGCATTTGACGAGTGTATAGGTTTGAAACGCTACCAAGTTGTACCTTTGGGTAATTCATTACACCACCGTTGCTGGAATTGTTGTAGTCTCGTTAGTCTTAGCCAAAATTAAAGTAGCAGACGCTTGAGAAATGTCACCCACAGCAACAAGCATATCAAGCACTTCTTTTACTTTAGCTTTAAAGTTTTGCCCAACCAATTCAACTTTAGCTGTTTTAATTTCATCGCTTTTGTCGTTGTCCCATTTAACTCGCTCGGCAAGAGTCAAACCTTTGCGAACATCTTCAGCAGTCCATTGACGGGGTGCTGGCTCTGCTTCAATAATTACAGGCTCTGGTGGTTTTGTTGCCTTGACGCCATCCCAAAAGTCATCTTTATTAGCGTCATCGGGAACAAGTGTGTCGTAAAATTTAGCGACATCTGAGTGATACCATGAAAACGGTTCTCCCGGAGCAATATCTCTTATGCGTCCGTTTTCAATCCATGCGTGCTTAGTCATTTGTTTTCTCCTGATGTTCTCCGCAAAAACCATCGTTCAGCATTGGCGGAAAAAATGAATTCAAACCACCCTCTGGGGTGACCAAAATAGTAGGGGGATAACGACGGCAAAGTCCTTGTTCGTCGTTATGTTTTAAAAAGTGATTACAGTTTTGGCAGTTCATTAGTAGCCTTCAGTCCAAGCAAAAGCCACAAAGCCGTTTCCGCCACTGCCTCCAGCGCAACCAGTTCCGGTGACTCCGCCCCCACCGCCGCCTCCTGCACCTGCGCCTCCAGCGCCACCAATAGCCGCGGTGGTATTAGGGTTTACGCTTCCTCCGCCACCGCCGCCACCACCGCCAAAGCCTCCAGAACCGGGGGTAGCAGAAAAATTACTTGTGCCACCACCACCGCCACCGCCGCCGCCCCAGCCACCGCTACCACCAGAGTTACCCTGTGTGCTGGAACCGCCGCCACCGCCACCACCCCAGCCGCCATTTCCCGCAGGTTGGTAACTAACGCCACTCTGAGCAGTGCCACCTCCACCACCGCCAAAACCGCCGTTACCAGCCAATCCATAGTACCCAGACCCAGCACCGCCGCCGCCCACAGGGCGAACACGATTTGCGTACAAAATAAAATCTGAATCAGCATTAACTATAGTTCCAGAACCCCCAGAACCCGGTGGCGTTGAGTTTGTGTAACTTCCGTTTCCTTGATTAGCGGCAACACCGCCAAATGGGCCACCTCCAGCATATCCAATGTAATTACTACCTGACCCATACCCTAAATTATTTTGAGCAGACGATTCAGAACCGCCGCCACCACAACCATAAGCCTGACTACTGATTGGTACATTTATGTTGCCGCCGTTGCCGTTATAACCACCTCCCCCACCACCTGCACTAATATCAAAGCCACCTGACCCAGTTCTCAAATATCCACCAGCACCGTTAAAGCCGGCGCCGCCACCACCTCCGTTAACTTGAAAAGAACCTGTACTATATAAATAACCACCAGCGCCATTAAAACCACCGCCTCCAGCGCCGCCTTTCATAGTAGACTGACTTCCATCTCCGCTAATATAACCACCAGCACCACGAAGTCCTCCGCCACCAGCGCCACCGGTTAATGCTTGATAATTTGCGGCGGTAATATATCCACCCGCTCCTCCAGAAGAAGTGATTAAACCCCTTATAGTTGCACTAACGGTTGCTGCCCCACCAGCACCACCACTACTTGTACTATTTCCATTGTCATTTGCACCAACACCATAACCGCCGCCAGTTAAGGAAATAGTTGTTCCAATTGATGTTGTGCCACCAGCAGTTCCACGAGTGGTTACAAGTGTACCCGATGAAGTTCCGCCCGAACCTCCAGCGCCAATAGTTCCAGTAATGGTTTGTCCGGGAATAACATCTAAAATACCTTCAGCATTTCCACCGCCGCCACCCCCTGTTCCGCCGGCTTCATAACCACTACCTTGTCGGTAAAAACCACCACCACCGCCACCGCCGCCAGCGGCTAAAAAGTAGAGTTGGTATACATTTTGTGGAACGGTAAATGTAAATGTGCCCGCTGTTGTAATAACTTGACTACGTGCCCAGTTAGGGGGAGCAACACGGGTAGCATAATTTGGTGGCAGTGCTATGCCATACATTCCCTTATTCATCTTAGTAGTCTCCGCCTGATGCAGTTACACGAACACCTGTTTGAGTTACAGAAGTTGTAGCTCTTAATGAGTATCCAGTTGGTAAGTTAATAGGTAATAAGTTTGGCTGTGTATTGCTTGAAATTAATGCTTGAAATGCTGGTATTGTTGTTGAAGAAGTAATGGCAATTACAGGAACCTGAGCATAAAGGATGTAGTTTGTACCATCATAAATAAACAAGTTAACGTTACTTGCCACAGTAGTAGCTACACCTTGAACCTCAATATAATCAATACGTGAACCACTAGAACCAGCGGTAAATACTGTTCCTACTGTAGACGGAGCAGTTAAAGATGTATCAGCCGTTGTTAAAAGTGCTGAGCCTATTTTGGGGGTTGATGCGTATTGTGCAGATGTTGACATTATTACTCCTTAAATTAATCCAAAGCCATTACTAGTGGCATTAAACGGTGTATTACCGCCATTAAACATAGTTACAAAAGGCTGCGCTCCACTAGCAGCTGCTTGCCATGAAGGAACAGATGATCCATTGCTTGTTAACACATAGCCTGATGTTCCGTTAGCAATAAATCCTGTTGTATTAGTACCAGTTTGATATACAAGTTGGCTTGCGGCTCCACCTGAAATATTACTAGCAGTGCCTACACTACTAACAGAAAATGCAATAGTTTCAACAATATCGCCAGCACCAGCTGCAGTTGCTAATACAATAGAAGTACCATTAGACGCTGTGTAATCTGAAGCGTTTAGCAATACACCATTTAAATACACCTGTACATAGCCTACTGTATAAGTAACACTAAATGTTGTTTGACCACCTGTAGCTGTAAATGAAGTTCTTGTATATGCACCTGTAACAGAAACTGAAGACCAAGTAGGAGGAGCGCCAGATCCAGCAGAAGTTAATACTTGCCCAGATGTACCGTAAGAGCCGTTAAACGCAATAGCATTTGTTGCATCAATCGTCATAGCATCATTTGCGTTGCTATTAGTTACGATATGAATTGGGTTTGATGCCGTTGTACCAATTGCAAGGTGCGTATTAACTGCATACAAATAAACAGTGTTTGCCTCGTTTAAATTGCTAGTCCCAGTAAAGTTGGAACTGTTCATACCAAAGTCGCCGTAGTACGATGAAGCCGTACCTAAGTTATTACTTACGATAAAGTCAGCTGAAGCTGCTGTACCAGCGTTTTTGTTTTCTACTATTACCTGACCATAACTATTTACATCCGTTGAGTAAGAAGCAAATATGTTTGTATCTGAATAGCCTAAAGTACCATAAAAATATGCGCCAGTAGCGGCACTTGTACTAATAGTTTTAGTAGCTACGTACGATGTGGACGATAAAGCAGACCCGTTATAGTTTAGTGATGCGGAAGTGCTAAGAGCTGAAGTGCCGTTACCATAAGGAACATACCCAGTAGTAACGCTTGTTAATCCTGTACCGCCATTAGCAACAGGCAGAGTACCTGTAACACCAGTAGTAAGTGGTAGTCCAGTAGCATTAGTTAACGTAGCGGAAGTAACTGTACCAAGAGCATTAACATTACCAGCAGTGTCTAAATTAATAGACTTTCCAGACGGGTACGTAACAAATACTGTTACAGCACCGGAAAACGTAACTGCGCTTCCAGAGTTACTAGAAGATAGGATAGTTGTGCGGGTTAACGTAGGGCCTGTAGTTGAATATGTACCAACACCTACTTCCCAGTTACCAGTGGCATCAAAAGCGCTATAGTAAGTTGTATTCCCGTTACCAACAACCGCAAACGACTGATACCCAGTAGCCGTACTCGTTAAAGTAAAGCTAACTGTGGTATTTGCCGTCCCGTTCTGTTGGACGCGATCCGCTAGTATTAATGCCATATGAGGCTCCTATTAGCCAGCTGCTGATAAGGTGTAGCTAACGTTAATTGTGTCACCAGAAGCAACTGTCTTTGAACCAGCAGTAAAGTCGCCAGCACTAAATAAAACGCCTGTAGTGTTATCAATTGCAGATGTACCGCCAACGTTGATGAACGCACCAGCAACAGTACCAGAACTAGTCATGCTAAATGTAACCGCGGAGCTTGTTGATAAAACTGATGGGTTAGCTGTTGTAGCTGCACTAAACGCTGGAGTCTTACGTGTACCAGAATATGTAGGAGCATTAGCATTACCAACTTCTAACCAGGTAGCGTGACTTGATTGCGTGTCTGCGTAAGCCGCTGTGCCTGTACCTTTTAAGCCCATAACAATAGCGCCGCCGCCAGTGTTAGCAAAGTATGAGTTCATCAAGTTTGCACGACCAACGTTAGTCGTCAGGTTTTTGAAAGTATCAGACCACTTTAAATTACCTTGTGCATCAAAGCACTCAGCGGTATAAACGCCTTCTAAACCAATAGTATCAGTTTGACCAGCGCCACGGGTAACAGTAGCTTCTACGCTGTCTCCGAATTTTGCTTGTTCATTGCTCATAAAAACTCCTTAAGTAAATCGAATAATGGCGTCTGATGCATTGTTCGCCGGGAAAGTAATTGTAAAACTATTTGTAGCCGTTTTATCTGCCCCAAAATCCAAGACCGCAACCGCCGCATTAGTAGTGCTATTATAGATTAATGCACCCCTAGTAGTAAAGCTTGCTGGGCTCCAAGTCACGTTTGCAAAAGAAATAAAGGCTGTTTGTCCGCTAGTTGTAGGGCCTATTGGGGTTAAAACTTTCCCGCCAGCCGTGTAGCCTGTGCCAGTAATCTCGTTTGTAGTTGTATAAATAAGCGTCTCATAACTTAAGTTAGCCAAAGCGGTATAAAGCGCTATTTTATATACATAGGGGGTTCCAGAGGCAAAGTTCTCCAAACCACTTAAACAATTCTTTTGAAACCCTGTACATTGTCCTTGCTGTATTGGCATTATGGGTTAACCTTAATCTTAGCTTGCCCGTCTCGGTACGCATCACCACGTTCCAGACCAGTTCCAAGGCGATTTAGCTGCTGCATGGCTTCTTGGTACTTAGTTTCGTAGTAGCCAATCAAATCTTGTTCGCCCTTCATAAATAGCATAGCCTCACGCATAGCTCCATAGAACAATACTGGGTCGTAATTGTCGCCTAACCATGAGGTTCCTGTAGCGTTATTAATAGCAAACACAGGAATAGAGAATCCAGAACCAGCCCCTAAAGAGCCTAAATCAGCTGCAGAAGCGCTTAAAACGTCTCCAGCAACGTAAAAACTACCACCATTTTTAAGGCTAACAGAAGTAACCCTATTACCAGAAACAACAATATCTGCCGTAGCGTCACTGCCTGTACCGCCTGTTAAAGAAACGTTTTGGTATACCCCGTTAGTGTAGTTAGTACCACCTGCTAAACTTAATGCATTTAACGAAGTAATCATGCCCTGCACAATAGATACTGGGTAGTAGTAATAGTGCAGTTCTACGTTATAGCTAGCGTCTGGGGTAGGTCCAACAATAAACGACAGCTCGTTAGGAACAGAATACTGGTTGCCAAAAAGGGCATAGTAACGAGGCTCGCCTACGCTGGTTGGAGTAGGGTACGCAGCACGAATAAAGTTAACGTCTTTGTTTAACAGATACTCATAGCTACCATCGGTTCTTATTACCGCTAACGAAAAAGTAGAGAGGTAGTCGTTTGGTGCTGATAAGTAGGGATTACTCGCAGTTAAAGTACCCGTAACGTTTCTACGAAGCGATGGAATCTGAACAGAATTGTATACCCGCTCCTCTGCCTCTTGAACAAAGCGGGGGATGTTGTATACGAATAGCTGCTCAGTATTCTCCGAGTAGTCTTGAATCGCTTGGTATAGTTGCGAATAGTTCATTGGGGTTTACCCTACTAGGCCATTGGCCCACGAGATGTATAGCCTTTAGTAGCAGCGCCATGACCACGCTGTTTCATACCAGAGGTTTTAACTTCGTCTTTTTGGCTTTTAAATATTTGGCTACCAACAGACATCTTAACTGCATCTACGTTGTTGCCTGGCTTAACAACTGAATCTTTAGCTGTGGTCATAGTTTTACCATCCATAGTGTGGGGTGCAGCATATACATCAGCGGAACCTACTTCTTTTCCGCCTTGTTTCATAGAAAACTTAGCCATGATTATCTACCTCTTTGAGCAGCGCATTTAGCTAAGTTACGACCCATAGACTTCATATTAGCATTGGTTTTACCAACACCGTTTTTAATTGGACCATTCATAGTTTTAACGCTTGGGCCTGAATCGCCTAAGTTTTTACCTTTTGTTTTGCCTTTGGCTTCAATACCATTAGCGCCTTTTTTAAATGTCATTTTCAACTCCTTAAGTTGTCGTAATTGTTACTGTACCTACTTGCCCTGGGGCAATCAAATAATTTGGTGTTAAAAGACTATCAAATTGACTAGCCCCGCCTACTGGTGCCCAACCCCACTGAATTACCCTACTACCTTCTGCTGGATACCCATTCTCATCTATGGAGTTATTGTTTCCATTAATAATCTGTAACCCAGTTTGTCCTGAAGCATAGTAACTCGTATCTGGTCTTGGCTCCCGTACTGCTTGTGGGTCATTGACCGGGTACATACCTAATTGTAACTGAGGTTGATCTGGTTCCCAACACTCTGAACAAACTTTAATACTTACCTGCTTAGTCTTAATCGTAAGCTTTTTAAGGTCTACTAATTTAAATTGTTGCCCACAGCGATCACAGTTAGCAATCGAGTGTTTACCCGAACTATACTTTGACGGCATAAATTACCTCGAATAGAACAAGTTTCTAGGAACCCATCTAATAGGGGCTGTTTCTCTATCTTCTTGCGCTGCCAAGTTAAACTGTTCCTCATACTCCTGCTTCAAACCCATAACTCTTTGTGCGTCTATCCCAGGGAGCTTAACACTCAACATATAGGCCAGACCTGCTACAAAACAGTTAATGAACCGGAACGGAATGTCTTGAATAGTTACACCATCCCCAGCATCTTGCAATCTACGCATTCTCCAGTACACCAAAGTATAAGGACCACCACCAGCATCGGGCGTAGGCCAGACATTTACACAAGGCAAGTTTTGGATATATACCGAAGCACCGACAGCATGAGTTGTTGCAGTAGTGCCGTTTTGCCCACGCCAGCAGTTTAATAGCTGATTACCGCTAATATTAGTATATCCAATGGTTTCATTATCAATTTTTACAAACCCTGTAGACCCTAATCCGGCTGTGCTAACTAGATTAATTGTTGTATCTGTAGCAGATACTGAAGGAGTGGTTGTGCCTGTAGCTACTGTAGTAGACGCTGTGCCGTTAGTTAACGCAGTTTGGCGGTTAAACCATACTTGAATAGGGCGGCCATTAGTTAATTTATTGGGAATAGTAGAATAAGTGGACTCAGAAATACGGCTAAGATTAATATCAGTTTGATTCGATGTACTAGCATTGCTTGTCCGGGTTACTAAATCTAAAATGTCAATGGTGTCCGCAGGTACGGGGTAAACGCCTTGGTTGGTTACTAGAGGAATAGCGCACTCTTCAATCGTCCATAAATTAATACCACGATTGGCCCACTCAACTGTCATCAAGTTAATAGATCTACGGGCAGTGCGTAAGTTGTATCCAGTACGCAGCTCCTGTCCACACCGCTCAAAAGCTTCTTCAACAAGCTCAGAGAGGTCTAGATTAAACGCGGTTTGTCCGGACGTAGTCGCCATTATTTACCCATTTTTCAGTATTCGTATTTCTTCACGTAACTTAATTATTTCTGCATCTCGTTCGTCTAACTTCTTCATTAAACCAACGCTTGTATCTGCCCACATTGCCATGTCTCTAACACGCTCTTTGTGGTCTTCCAGCATCATGTTGTATAACCGCTCAGACGCATCAATCTGAACCTGCATGAAGTCTTTCATTTAATCTTCCTATACGGTTTTACTTTTGCTTTTACCTTTTGCGGCTGCGGCACGAATTGCTGCCCCTGTGCTTTTCCTGCTCGTTTTGCTCGTGTTGTTGCTGCGTACTCTTGTGGGCTTAACGCTTGTATTGCTTTCTTCGGCAAGTACCGTTCCCCCGTCTCGGACGATTTCTTCCCTGACTTGGTTGTCCACTCTTGGTCGCCCCAAGATTTCAAAGATTGTTGCGATTTTGCTAAACCACCCCCAGCCATTTTCTTTTTGCTTGCGCAATGTGCTTTCTGAGAGAATCCCTTTGGGTTGCTGCAATTTATTGAATCCTTGTATTTTTTTGACCATGTCACTTGTAGCCTCCACCAGCCGCCTTATATTTTTTGGCTACTAATTGGGCTTTACGAGCCGACCATTGACCTGCACCAGTACCTTGTGTTGCAGCTGCTTTAACTTGAGAAACAATACGTTTACGCATCTCTGGTTTTGTGTAGTTCCCAGCGGCATTGACCTTTCCACCTTCTTTATATTGCGTAAAGTCGGTGTTATCCTTGCGGGGTTTCTTTTTCCCACTTGGCATTTTAGAAGGGGCAATATCGCCCATACCACGGCTGGCTCGCATATTAAGCTTTTGTTTTACCACGAATAGCACAACCATCAGCTCTAGCAGAAGCGGATTTAACTTTACCACCTTTTTTCATAGCCATGCCCATAGTGTGGTCAGGCGTGTAGCTAGAAGATTTAGTTTTAGCTTTTGGCATATCGCTACGGTCTTTACGAGTCATTAGAGATGCACCGCCACCAGTCTCTGCGCGTGTAAATGCTTTAGCACCTTTTGGAGAAGAAGACTTAGCTTTTGGAGCTGGGCGCATATCAATCATTGGCTCATCTTCAAGCTTGCTATTAGCATAGTCCTTTGCTTTGATGCGAGTGTCATCATCAATGTTTTTATTTTTACCGGTTTGAGTTTCAAACTCAATGTCTCCACCTTCATCATATCGTTTTGCTTTTTTCATAACTTTTCCGCCTTTTTTCATCCCAGTTACATTGCCCATGGTGTCTACTTTAGGGATATTTTGCTCAGTAGTACCAAACATTTCGTATTCTTTTTGCTTTTCAGCCCGAAGTCCACGCTCTTTATTAGCCTTGTAATAGGCTTCGCGTTTTTCCTTTTCTTTGGCGGTTTCAGTAAATGGCATGATTATTTCTTCTTACCGTACATACCGCCGCTACACATTTTAACCTTGCCGCCTTTTTTCATGCCTTTAGTAATAGAAGCTGTAGGACCAGAATCACCAAGGTTACGACCTTTAGTATGACCACGTTTTTGAACAGCAGACTCACCAAACTTAGTTAGCTTGTTTGAACCTTTTTCTACATCTTTAGCCATTGTACGAGGGCCCATTGTTTCTTTAGCCATACCGCCCATTGCCATCTTTTTCATAGCCATACCGCCTTTTTTAAGAGCGGCTAAGTTAGTACCCTTGCCGCCTTTATGTTCTTGTTTGTCATGCATTTTAAATGCTTTTTTAATCATAGCTTTGTCTTGGGCTTTATCCATTTTGGTATCTTCTTTAGCATCACTAGCCATACCGCCCTTTTTCATATAACCCATTTTGTTGCGTACCGCTGTAGGTAACTTAGCTATTCCTGGATTTTTCTTTGCGTCTACTGGTTTCATAGCTCCACCAGTACCAAACTTACGACCCCTATCTGCTTTCATAAACTCTTCTCCGATTGATGGTTTAATCCCAACCTTCTTAGCAAAAGCTGGGTTTTTGGCAACTGCTGCCATTAAATTATGTTGTTTTTTACTTGTTGATGGCATTGTTTTTTCCCAACCAACCTTGAACAGTCTTAGTCTCATAAATGCGAATCGCCGTCCAGACTATAGTAAAAATAGCGGCAATAGCTGGCAACATATCTGCAAGAGTTCCTAGTACGGTAACGATAGAAGCAAAGTCAATAATATGTTTGCTTGCTTCGTCCATGTTTAAAAATGAGTCTTTCATTTTAGCATTTCCATCTTGCTAGTGAAGCGGCTTTACGAGTTGGCTTGCCGTTTTCGTCTTTCATTGGGCCGGGCATTCCAGACATACGAGCACAAAAAGATTTCTTGCGAGCGCCGCCTTGTGGTTGTGGAGCTTTTAAATGCGAGCCAGTAGCTGCATTATATTTAGCACGACCTTTGGCGGTAAGCCCAGCGCCCTTAGATACAGGCAACTTTTCACCACGACCAATCGCAAGAGAGGGACCTTTTTTCTTTTTAGTAGCCATTATGCAGCATCCTTATTTGAGTCTACTGGGCGGATTAATGGGTATAAAAACTCTTCACCAAACGAGCCTTCAAACTCATGAACACCCATATGACCTAGTTTAATAGTAGGATCAATCCATACTTCAAAGCCCATCTCTCTAGCACGGTCACAGAACAGATAGTCTTCACCGATATATTGCCCGTCTTTTAATTCAAAGTCAAAGAAGCAATATGTTTCATCGCCCTGTTTCTTTTCATCGTGGTAAAGCCACTCTGGATGAGCTTCAGCCAACTTCTCAAATACTTCACGGCGAATCATCATAAAAGCTGTAGCTACACGCTTTGCTCTTACTAGACCCATCTTGTCCATGAAAATGCTTTCATCGTCCGTATCTAGTGTAGAGAAATAAACTTGACCTTTTTTACGGGCGACTGGAATACCAGCAACAATCCCTTTTACAGGATCTGTATTCCAAGCCATTAAACGGAAAATATCTTCAGCATTAAAGTTAATATCTGAATCAATGAACATTAAGTCCGTACACTCTGACTTTAGAAAATCCGTAGCAATCAAGTTACGAACACGAGATACAACAGAACACCCAGAAATATTGCAGATCTGAACGTCAATCCCGTGTCTTGTTGCTTGTAAACAAAACTCAGCTAGCGAAATAGCTAGCTTTGAAGAAACTTTGTAATCGTAGGAAGGAAGGCCAATCATCACCCTCCGACCCGCTAAATTATATCCAGCTTCTAATCGAACTTGTTCGGTCATTTTTTACCCGTAGTAAATATTTGCTGCGGCTAGGTTAACCATATATGCGTATACACCAGTAATAGCTTTTACACCTTCGCCTGGAATAAGTGGGGCGTTGTTATATGAGTCACTAGCAGCTACATCGTATGTTGCCATCCATGTTCCTGTGGAATAAATCATTGTTGCTCCAGCAGTAATGCTGCCTGAATTAATATCAGTTACAGTAAAAGATCCTGAAGTAAGAACCGTAACAACATAGTCTCCATTAGTAGCTGATCCACCCGTACCAACGCCAAAATCAATACCAATAACTTGTCCTGTAGATAAACCGTGTGCTGATTGCGTAACAGTTACTGTAGTTCCAGAACGAGCATAAGTTCCCGTAGTTACAGGTGCAGTTACAGTATCAAACAAAGTAAGCGATCCAGCACTAGCGCTTCCAGTAAAAGATACGCCCTTGATGCGAGTGCCATAAGGCACCAAAATACCAGACTGGTTTAAATGCGCTTGTTTTACGTCATATTGCATCATAATTAATCTCCTAAAGATTTAATGGGGGAACAAGTCCCCCGCAAGATTAATTTTGTTGACCAGTAGGACGTTGGCTACCATCAGAATTACGAACTGCATAGGTAACGATGATTGTTGCTGCACCAGTAGACAAGGAAGTTCCAGCTAGTGTGTAAGCAATTAACACATCAGTAGAACCAACATTTAACCATCCGCCAGGAGTTGTTGCATTAGCGCCAAGAGCTGTAGAACCAACACTAGTAATAGTGCCAGTAGTAGTAAATGCTGTACCGCCAATATTTAATACGCAAGTTGTTGCAGCGCTAAATACAGTTGTGGTAACAACTTTAACGTCAACAATCTGTGAACCAGCAGGAACAGCAATCAAGTTGCCAGTCAATGTGCCATAAACTACGTCAGCAGATTGAGAAACAACGGTGCA